CTGACCCCCTAAACTCTTCTTTCTGAATCCCCCCCTAAGTATAGAGCTTTTAAAATCTGGCATATTATGGCTTTTGAAGGAGCAAAGAATAAGTTTGAGAGCACAGGTCAGCAATCTCCTGTCTCAATTTTTTGTGAGCATTCTCGTAATTCGTGTAGATCTCGTAGCGGTAATGCAGAGCCACAAACCATACTTTTGAATCAGATTCCCCTAATTTACAGTAAATAATCCAGCAAATCCCCCGTTGAAGCATGAATCCGCGATAGGGGCCTTCGGGGATCTTTTCCACTTCGCGAAGAATGAAATTACTCTCTTTAAAACGATTGACGATCGCCTTGATACACTCCGTTTGCTCTTGATTGAACTCCAAGGATAGTTCGGCGATCCCTGCGTCCATTACGGTTTGATTGACGATTTTTAAATCACTTAATTTTGTGTCAACCTCTAGAAGCATGGCTCTGTGTGCATTTGCCATAGCTCGAATCACCTGCATATTATTTTCGATTTGCTCGATGATTCGGTAAGGTCGAAGCAGTTGACTTTTGTAGCGATCGTACCATCGCTGACCCCATTTCCTCCAAGCGATAAGACCAATAATAAATATTGGGGTTGCCAATGGTGAGTAAGCAGCTATCTCCTTTGGGATATCCCATTGAAGAGGTTGCTGCACAGGTTGCCCTTCTGTCGCTTTTTGGTTTTGAGGTAAGATGGCGATCAATGTCTCCATAGGGTTAGCAATATATTGCGCTGTGATCGCTCGTTTTCGATATAACATGAGATTGTGTATGTATTTGCGATTCAATAACTGCTATAAGTACCTCTAGAACAGCATAATACGGTGTAAAACAGTGAGAGTTTGCCCCAAGGAATAGAGCCAAGAAACCTTGTCCACTTCACTCTCTTGATAACTCCAAGTCCACATACGATTGCCAATTGCCGCCGCGCCGTTGGTATAAATGTTTGTGGCAAAAGGTTCTAAATAATTACCGCGTACTGAGAACTTGAAGAAGCGGGAAGTTGCTTCCTTCTGGATATAGATGTAGCTCCCTTTCCAAGTGTAGTGAGAGCCACTCCCAAATGTTTCCGCACCGATATAGGTAATAGCTTCCCATGTACCTGCGCCGCCTGTACCACCAGCAATATCAAAACGATCTAACGTAGCTGTATTGCCACCTCTAAACGAATAGATATAGCGTCCTGCAAAAATATTGTTTTCGTTGTCTAGCTCTGTATTGTTAGTTTTTCCAATCCAGTCAAAACTACAACCTGCAACTGGTGCGCCACCTCTAGCTACTGTAGGTGCTACGGTTGCCCATGTATTAGCGGATATACTGTATTTATACATGGTGACAGCGTTATTGCCTACCAAATATATAAAGTTCTCATCGCCTTCTATCTCATAGGTACTAGTAGCGTCAGGAGTTGTTGTCCAAGTTGCGACAGTGCCTTGAGTTGATGTGTTAGCCGTGATTACACGGGTTTGACCAATCCCTAGACCGCCCGTAATCCGAATTACTGAGTTAATCCATTGGCTTGCAGTCCATGTTTTTGAATCAGTGAAAGTAGTACCTGTTGCACTATCTAGAGTTCCCGTCGCAAATGGCTTGCCCACATGATAGGCTAGCGTCATGTCGCCATCAGTACCCCATGATGCAGATAATCCTGTAATTGTAAGAGACGCTGACCACGCATAAGTACCAACATCAAAAGCTTTAAAAGAGTTAGTAGCTAAAGTACCAGCGCAAAGTACAAAAAAGCGCCCTGTAGTAAGCCTAAAAGTATTAGTGTTAGCTACAGCGTTAGGTAATGGAGAATTAAGAGTAAGGGTAATTGTATTACCAGCTACTCCACCAGTGCGAATCTCTGTTACTGTTCGGCGTAGTCCAATATTGGAAGCATTTAAGAACTCAATTGTCTGACCGACGGCTAATCCATTAATATTATGGGTACTTAAAGCCACTGTAACCGTAGTTGTAGAACCACCGTTAGCTGTATAAGCAATAGACCAAGGGTGAAATACTCCACAAGAACCTGCACCAAAAGTACCAGCAAGCGCACCTGACGGAATTTGTACCCATCCTTGTTCGTTGTTGTGCCAAAGGTAGTGAACCGTAGCACTAGAAACGAATAAAACTAGGTTGGATCGCCCTGTGCTGTCTGCAACAATGAACGAACCTGTCGATGTTGCCACTGGACAGGGGGTAAGTTGCTCAAACTGCTTACTATGCACCCCTGCTATATTTTTCTGGGTTAAAGGCATTATGTCACCGCCAAATTAAGAATATTGTTTAAAATTGCTGTTTGGTTTTGTATTGCAGGGATTACCTGTGTTGCTGGTTGCGCTCCTATTTGAGTTAGGTTTGTCACCGTGCTGACAGTCGTTACCGTGCTGACAGTCGTTACTGTAGTTACACCTGTTAATGTGCCTGTTACAGAAGTTGTACCGCCTAGCAGGGTTACACGTAGATCAGCAGCAATACCACAAGCAGCAGCTATCTTGTTTAATCGCTGTAATGCTTCATTTAGTGTGTAAAGCAAATCTTCGTGTACTAATTGTTCAGATAAATTTGCCCCTACTTCCCCATCATCATAAAAGATTTGGAGAACGTCGGTGTTTGACATTCCTGTAGTATTAAATACCAAAGTCAAAACATTACCTGATACAGTGCCGATTTTTGCGGATTGATTAAATTGATAGATAACAATGCCGTCAGTAACATTGGCTATTTGCAGTATTCGCTCTGGCAAAATCGATGTGTAGTCGGTAAATGTGACCGTCTTTGCAGTAGGGTTGAAGGTGTAATTTTTAATCAGCGTTTTCATTTATTACCCCATTGCAATTATTAATGAAGTTACTTCTTCTACGACTTCCGCGATCGTGAAGCTTGGCGGCGATGACACTCCGATCGTTGTGGCGACTAATTTCCACTTAGTTCCATTCCATCGAAAAGCGATCCAGTCTTCAGCGCCGCCACCAGTAGTAGCCAATGGTAACGTGAGGGAACTAGCTGCTTCATAAGCAGTGCCAAAAGAAATAGAACGGCTTGTACTGCTAGTAATTCTTATTTGAAGTAGTTGCCCGTCAGTAGGCGTTCCAGTAGGATTAGCAAAGGTTGTACTTTGCGAGAGGGTGAGAATCCCAATATCGGTAGTATTGGCATTTGGTGTTATTACCGCAGCGTCGATGAGAGAGACGACACGGCTTAAAAAGCTTCTATCAATTTTCCCGCCTGAATCAGTCGCAACAATTTTATCAGCGTCGCTAGATCCTGATGAACTGGCGATCGCTGATAAAAGTTGGATTTTATTTGATAAAAACGAAAGGAATTTAGGAGTCATTTATTAAGCTACTGCGATAGGGGTCGTAGGCTGGAACGCGATCGCGGTAGTAGAACTAGCGTAGCCTAGACCTTGAATCACATCACCCGAAGTTGTTGGGGCTGTAGCAGATTCACCTCCAGCCGTTGCAGACAGATAGTAGTAAGTACCAGTGGTCAAACCTGTTCGACCTGTATTTGTTCCAGCCCTGTAAACAGTTGCGTTAGAAGCGCTTGTTACCGAAGATAATACAAACCCAGTTGCGGCTCTTTCAGGGTTTGCGTCTGCCTTGCGGACATTGGGAGTACCGCCGTTGTCATAAACGTTTACCCAATCACCAGCCGAAAGGTTCTCACTAGCCACAACTGATTGAGTGTCAGCACCAATCCCCGTAGGCATGAGTGTGCTGTCAAGTTTGCCGTCAGAGCCAGTAGCAATGATCTTATTTGCGTCACCAACACCCGCGCTTGATGCGATCGCTGTAACGAGTTGGATTTTATTGGATAGAAAAGTTAGAAACTTGTTGGTAGTCATTAGCTTATTTGCACTCCTTGCATAATATTAATGTTTACAATTGTTGGCGCTTCAGCATTCCCGACTGGAACAATAAAGCCAGATAAGGGGATGGAAGCAGAAAGTTGACCATTAGAACCGAGATATAGCGGCGATCCTCTTACCCAACTCCAGCTAGAATCTGTTACCAATCCACTTAAGACAGTGATAGGTGCAACACCACTAGAAACAGCCTGAAAGGTTAAGCCTAATACTGTCGCATCGGTAGAACTATCAGCATATACAAGCTGATTTGAGGCGTTTAATTTTACCAATCTAAGAGCGCTAAGCGAAGCACCCGCTAGATATGATTGAGTTACAGCTTGATTCTTGGCGGATGGGTTGATTGCCCAATTGCTGCCACTACCAGAGACAATCACATCACCTTTGTCTCCATCCGAGACTTCTCCATCCGCCCCCTGATCGCCTTTATCCCCCTTATCTCCCTTTTCCCCCCTAACAAGAGTAATTACAGTGGAAGTGATCTCGATTGGGGTATCGGAGATCTTTACGTCTAGGATTATGTCGTAGCCAGTATTTATCGAGCCATTACTAGCTGTTGCTGAAGGGGTGGCGTAAGCGATCGCTAGAACAAATTTCTTAACCCCAAAATTAACGTCATCAAGAAGTAATTCAAGAGGGTAGTAACTAGAACTTAACGCTGCCGACTCATCGGAAGAGATCTCAATCTTGAATACCCTGGGGTCTACGGTAGTGTTAGGCGCAAACGTATTACCAAACAAGGAAACCTTAATTTCTTGCAAGCCTAAGATGTCATAACTGGCATCAAGTCTAATGCCAATCGTATAACTATCGCCCTGCCGAAAACTAAAAGTGTTCGTCGCCATTTGGCTCAATAAAAAAGGATGGGCTTAAACTATCAAACCCATCCAAAGCAAAAAACGAATTACCCGTATTAGCGATCGCCACTCAAACTTCATCAAGTAGCACTGGCGTTAACCCGTGATCTGCATAGGGAGGTTGATACACTGTAGGTTGCCAATTAGGATCGGGTTCTCCCGCGATTACTTCGGCGATCGCTGATTGCAGAATAGTAATCGTTTCAGCGCTTAGTAGTCCACTCCCGATTAAGTTCTCAACATCCAAGCCCACATCTTGCACTTGCCCTTTATTAATATTAGTAAGAAGCGATTCGTAAGTACCTTTTAGTTGATTTTGAATTTTGACGCGATCGGCTGCCACGATTTGAGAGGAGACCGCAGTAAAATTAACCTGTTTCGGCACTGTTGGGCGATTCACAGGGTTGGGAATTGTTCGAGGTGTATTTGCGTAGCTCACGATTTGCTGAGCATTCCATTCAGGATTAGCTGTTTTTATTGATTGAATAAATTGCTGTTTGTTCATACCGCACCTAATGCAGAGACTAAATTGTTGACGCGAAATTCAAGCTTAAGTAAATCAATAGAAGACCCAATAGAGTAAAAAACAATACGTGGCGAACTATATCTAATTATTGAGGCTCCATAACTCAAAGCAAATACAGTGATAGGAATGGCTACAGCAGTGTCCGAACTTCGCGTAATTGTACTGCTTGCCCTTGCAATTCGCCCTACAAAATCAACACCATTATTTCTAGAGCCTCCGATAAATCCACCTGTGTTTGCTCCTATAGCAGGATTCTCACCATATCGCATAAAAACGTTTATACCCCCTCCGACATCTAGATGAATAATTCTGCCAGAATAAAAACTAACGTCTTTCGACGCACCAATATAACTATAAACTCCCGCTGACTGAGAGCTAGGCTGGCTTACATAAGCAGATATGTGACAATCATTTAAAGGATCAGCATTGTCATTTCTATTAGTATTTAGGTATTTGGTACTACCATCGCCTAGTAAACCTGTCTTGCGATTATAGTCACTGGCAACAAAATTAACATTGCTTGGCGCAACACCTTTAAGAGGAATCAATGCCCCTGCTAAAGTTCGCGCTCCTGCAAGGATACAGCTAGAGGCGATCGCATTCCAATTTCCATCTTGCTTACAGCCAACAATAAACTCATTAACGCCGATACGAACATTGCGCTCTAATGGTTGCCCATCAGTCAATTCAACAGCATTGATATATGCTTGGGTATCAGGATCTAAAGCGCCCGAAAGAATGATCTGTTGAGTACTCCTTTTCATTTAAGCCTCGATCGCCATTACTCTAATCGTTGCTGTTTCTGGATTAGCTGTAGGGACCCATGCGCCCTCCGTAACCAAATAGCCAAACAAAGACGTACCTAAAAGTTTGAATTGCTGGTTTATGTTCATGCGAGAAAGGACTAGCGAGCCACCTCCGTTTGCGAGGGCTGGAGTACCCAACGAAATGCCTTGAGGGGTAAGAATTGAAGCGCGATCGCCTGACGGAACAGAGAAGGCATTGTTATCAAGGTAAGCGCTTGGCGGCGTAACGTTGTAAAGAAAAGCTCGCAGATTTCCGATGCCGCTAGGAAGAGCTGTGGTGTTCATTACGAAGTGTATCTCCGTAAGAAAGATGGAGCCAGCATTATTACCAATGTTTTGAAGTTCAAAAGCTCCAAATATCACATCGTTCGCCAAATAAGAAGTGGTAATAGCGTTACCACGAGTGAGCGATGCGGAACTTTGAAAGGCGTTGGACTTTTGAATAACAGTGCCACCACCTCCGCTAGCGGCGATCGCCTGTTGAATTGCGGCTCGACGATTTATCAGTTCCAGATAAAGTTCAAGCTTTTCGTTAACATCTATATTCGTTAGCCGAGCATCCACAACAGCTAATGCTGCTGTCAACGCATCTGATGCTGTTGCGAAACTTGCCATAATGGTCGCACTACTAAATACCGCAACTGTAGCGATCGCGTCTTCGGGAATTTTGAATGCAGTTAATTTAGCGATCGCTTATTATCGGGCAACGTATTCAGATCTGAATCATGACTCAGTGTGGCAAAGGATATATTTCGGCAGGTAAGCGCTGTCTCAAGAAGGAAGGTGACGGCATTAATTATGCTGGACATACCTTTCCTGGTTTTAACAAGCCAGTTAAGTCATGGCGACCAGGCAAGAAGCGAGCCGTACTGGTGAAGAAAGGTGATCGCGTCAAGGTTGTCCACTATGGCGCAACTGGATATCAGAACAACTACAGTGCCGAAGCCAAGAAAAGCTACTTAGCGCGATCGGCGGGAATTAAAAATAAATCTGGGCAGTCCACGGCGAACGATGTGTTCAGCCCAAACCATTGGGCAAGGAAAGATCTTTGGTCAAAGAGCCTGCCTGCGAATGGAAGTAATAAATATAAGGTGGACTCTATGGATGGGATGTGTGGATGCTCCGACTGCAAGAAGAAAGGCTTGAAGAAATCTCAGTGTGCTTGTGGTGGGCAGGACGAGAAGCCTAGTTATAAAAAGCCGTTGGCAAAGTCAAAACGGATTGACTCGACTAAGCCTGTTGAATATCAAGCCGCCTATTTGGAAGTAAAGAGACAGTATGCCAGACCTAGATAAGAACTACCTCGCGGGCCTATACCTAGACGAAATCACTCTTGATGTTATGCCTCAAGAGTATATCGACGCAGCCCTTGAAGTGAAACTGCGCTACGACGCTTGTGCTCCAAGGGCGGGGTTTGTCTGCGTTCAGGATAGGCGAGTTAGAGGTGGTTTTTATTATCGAAAGGCTCCTCAAGGGCAGGGCGTAAATGCGCTACCTCCTTCTAAGCTGGAAAAAGCATTGGCGCGATCGCAGGAAGAATCTCGCCCAAGATCTGAAATGGGTTTCTTGGGTAAAGCGGCGATCGGGGCAGGACTGGCGGTTGGTGGATTAGCATTGACTGGTGCAGTGATTAACGCTGGAAGGTCTAGTGAGCCATATCAAGAACCTGTCAGGCAAAGACCAACTTCTCCTGAGTCGAATAACGTAACAAATGTCGGACTGGGAGTTGGTGCTGCGGCGACTGTTGGGTTGGGGGTTGGTGCGGCGATCGCTAATAAGCCTGTTCAGCCCGTAAATACTGATATCAAGGAAGTGCAGCCTATTGTTGAGGAGAAGGAATCTCAGCCACCAGTAAAATCACCTAAGAGTCAGCAACCAGAAATCAAAACGCCAGAGCAGGAAGAAGGGTACAAGATCGAGAAGGAGCTTATCGATTCAAAGTATATTTCTCAAAACAGGGGGTATGAATCGGCGCTATCAGCAAGTTTAAAGGAAAAACAGTATTCCCCAGAAGATATTCAAAGAAAGGTCTCTTCCCTTGACTTTGAAGGGGACGAAGGCTTTGTTCGGATTGAGGACGTAAAATCCCGAATCGGTGGTGGGCGCATTACAAAAGCTGGGCGAGATCGTCAGTCATTAGATATGCAGGCTCTTTACGACAAATTTAAGGACTATGGGCTTGAGGATGCGATCGAGTTTAGGGGTGCTACCAATAAGAAGGATGGCTCACCTCTTGGATCTCCCAGCGCAAACAAATATTTAATCGATTTGCGTGACGGCAATCCACCTATCGCTGTTGGCGAAATGCGTTTTCGCAAAACTAGAGCAGAGGTTGAGGCGACGATCGCCGAGAAGCTCAAAAACCCTGAAGCTAAATCTCAGCCTCCACAAAAGTCAGCAAAGCCTCAAGCGCCAAAGTCAGACGTAGAAACTCCACAGCCAGAAAAAAATACAAGGCAGCAAAAGCGAACCTTGGTTGACGATCTGTCAGCAAAGCTCTCTCGAAACATATCTGAAGATGGTTTTGTCGCTCAGTCGGGATTAGTTAGCGAGCTAAGAAAGAAACCTCAGTACAAGAACACCGATATAGATCAAGAAATTGAAGACTTGGCAAAGAATAGTGGTGGGCGAATCCAATTAGTTACCGACAAATACGGTAAGACGCTCGTAAGAGATTTAGATCAGGTAAAAACTTCTAAGCTTATCTCTGAAGCACAAAAACTGACCGATCCAGAAAGCGATCGCAAGAAATTGTTGGATGATGCTGTTGCCTACAAAGAAGCTAGAGCTACTAGCGAAGAGGAGAGGACTGGCGTTGCCGAGCTTAAAGCGGCGATCACAGGTATCAAACCAAAAGAAGATACTCCAAAAAAAGGGCGTAGCAAGCCCCCCAAGGAAGAGGAACAAGTTACCTCCGAAGCACCTCCTGAAGTCACCAGCGATAAACCCCCTACTAGACCTAAAAGCAAAAAAGAGTTGGCACAAGAAGAGTCTGCGAGAATCTCCAAGGTTTTTGATGAGATTTCAAGTATAAAAGCCTCTTATGAGCTACAAAACACGAAGAAATTTTCTCAAGCAGATCAAGATGTCTTTGCTGAGAAAGCAACCCCAGAGCAGAAAACAAAACTATCAAACCTCATCAGCAAGGAAATAGAGGTCTTAGGACTAGAAACTCCCGAAGGTAAGGGTTTGGCAAACCTTCATGAGGCGATGGTTGGCAAAAAGTATGTTAAGCCAGCATCCCAACAGTCAACCCCTGCGGCTAATACGGGTGAGCAGAATGCTACGCGATCGCAACCTACTACTATCGCCAACACTCCGAACCCTGAACGAGAAAAAGCCGCTAAACTAACTGTCGCAAAACTGAAAGAACTGCTTGATGCTAGGAACATAACTATTCCGAAAGGAGCTAAAAAAGACCAGCTACTAGATCTCCTTGTTCCTGAGAATAAAACCAATAACGACGCGATCGCGCCCTCAGAAGCCTACCTTGAAGCCTATTGGGAAACTCGCGACCAGCTTCGGAGGGTGGGCTAGTGGCAACACCTGAGTACCTCAAGCTAAAACCTGTTGAAGCGATCGCTGCTTTACGCGATCGGTTAGCCATCCCGTTGTCCGATTACAAGGGACTGGATGCTCGTATTCACGACCACGCATTTATGGTATCTGGCTTAATGCGAGCTGACTTACTCGAAGCGACTAAGTGGTTAATCGGCAAAGCCCTTGAGGACGGCACATCCTTTGAGCAGTTCACCCGCAGCTTTAATCGTCGCATTGGTCGCGCAGGATATCAGCCGAGTGGCCAGAGGATTAAGTTGATATTTGATACGAACATCAACAAGTCTTATTGGCAGGGCAGGGAGAAGGTGATGCGGAGTCCTGAAATGCTGGCTAAGCGACCTTTATGGTTATGGCGGCATCGAGATTCCGTTGTACCAAGACCCACTCACAAGGCTTTGCATAATAAAGCCATCCCTGCCGATCACCCATTCTGGAAATCCATTTCTTTCCCCCTTGGATTTCAGTGTAAGTGTACCTGCATGAGTGTTACAGAAGATTACTGTAAACGCAACGGTATCGAAATCCTCTACAACCCGCCAGATCCTGATACTTTGATCGATAATCCTAGTTTTAAGCGTGGTACTGACACCAAGACTAGGGCGCAAATATTGGAACAAGGACTAAAGCGGTTGTCTCCAGATCTTCGCACCCAAGTTAAAAAGCAGATCAAAACTAATGCCTGAACCTATAGTCTCACTCGCTTACGACGACAAAGCTATTCAAGAGCGACTCCGAAAGCTTGTCAAAAAAACGTCCGACCTCACTCCAGTAATGAATGAGATCGGACAGCAACTTTTATTGAGTACAGACCAGAGATTCGAGAAAGAGGTTGATCCTGACGGAAATCCTTGGAAGGCTAATACATCCTACACAAGGCGGCTAAAGAAAGCTAAGGGGTATATCGACAAAATTCTCCAAGCATCAGGTCGAGGTCGGGCATCCATAAACTATGCGGCAACCAAAGATCGTGTGGTTGTAGGTACTAATGTGGACTACATGCGGAAGCATCAATTAGGACTAGAGGGTTTACCCGTGCGTAAATTTTTGGGCATTTCCAAGGAGGATGAGGTGGAGATCGGGATTATTCTGGATGAATATTTACGCGAGGATTAACACAAAATCGCCACAAAATCAAGGTACAATACTGGGATAGCGATCGCAAGTTTTTGAAGGTGCGATCGCGTAACACATACCTAAAAAGGCTAGATATACGTCCAACACAAGTTTAACGCAGTTTGATTTTAATGGAAGCAGCATCAAGGTCTTGATGATTAACGGAAATCCTTGGTTCGTAGCCCAAGATGTTTGCAACATCTTGGATCTGGAGAACGTAAGCAAGGCGTGCAATCCCCTAAAAGATCGCGAAAAGCAGGTGCTAAACTTGAAGGAGAGGGGTATCACTTTAAGTAACGAACCAGACATCACAAGGCTTCTAGCCATCTCCGAATCTGGTTTGTATCGTCTCACAATGAAGTCTCGCAAACCGCAAGCCGAGCCTTTCCAAGATTGGGTCTGCGAAGAAGTTCTTCCAAGTATTCGCAAGACTGGCAAATATGAAACCCCTTCAGTTCCTACCTCAACTCCGTCTCCTGCGCTACCCTCTCGTGTAATTGCACTCGAAACAGCGAAGTCGGTTTTCGAGATCAAGGATATGCTTGCCGATACCGATCCTCGCCTATGTCAAATGCTTGTAGATGTTGTGATCAACGACGCAATGGCTGTTATCAAAGCGATTGCTCCAGCCTCAGAGACAAAGTGGATGGGAGCCGTAGAGATTGCAGAGTCCTTGAAGTTGCCCGTGACTACTCAGAGCCGTACTACTCTCGGCAAGTTCGTAAAGGCGACTTGTGGGGATCTTGGCAAGCAAGAAGAAAGAATTTGCAACGGTCGGATGATGCCGATCTGGTGCTACCCGATGCCCAACAAAGACATAGAAGCGGCGGTCAGAAAGTTCTTCGACTAAACTACACCAATAAAAAGGGTCTCAACTGAGACCCTTTTTTATGCTTTAAATAAACTCTCAGGAAACTCAGTCCGATCGCACCAACGAGCGACTAAATCTAACTGAGTTGGGTTCGCCACAAGATAATCACACCGATAGCCCAAACTTTTTGCCGCAACTACGACCTCGCCACTGAAAGCAAATGGGTCTAAAAACGGCTCGTTAGGATCGCCAAAAGCGGTCAAGATATCGTGAACTGGTTCTAGTGCCATCCGAGGGAGGGGCGATCGCAATGGCAGAGGAGTATCATCCTGCGTAGTGAACAACAATAATTCTTCGTACTCTTGATGGATTAATGTACGGTTTGAAGCAGCGATCGCTAACCTTGGTTTTTCATCGTCGGAATATATACCGCCATCCAAGCCTCGAAGGTGTAAGCGACTAGAGCTAGCTACCTTATACTCAAGCTCCTCAATTACCGCGAAGGAGTATTTATGCGGCAATATTAAAGCGAATACTCCGCCCTCGGTGAGTGTTCTATAGATATAGTCGGTATTTTGAAAGAAGTCCTCCATGCCGCTATTACCAAGGCGAGAAAATATCAGCCCGTACTGTTTGCCATCATGAAAGGTGTAGTCTTCTAGGGAAGAAACGATACCTTTGGGTTGGTATTGCTCCTCAATCCATACTCGTTTTTCGGTGTCGAGTTTAGGCTTTGGTTCCGTGATAGGCGATCGCGTAGATGTTGTTGGTGTGGATTTTGGCTTTGAGGTTGTCGGAGGTGCGATCGCAACAATCTCTTGCTCGATATGTACCGTATTTCCGATCTTCTTAAAGTTCTCGTATTTCTGTTCGATAAACGCATAGCGATCGATTACAGTTCGCGCAGCTTCGGCAACATCAACAAGCCTGTAAAACTTGGCGCTACGCCCTTCGATCTGCTTGATTAACTCAGTACGAAACTCCTCCTTGAGATTGGCGGTTCTCTCTTCAACCCTGTTACCAGTAACTTCGTGATAGTTATGAATAAATGGCAGGTCATCCGACTCGTAAGTTTTATTCGCCTCGGAGATTAGTTGAGGCAACAAACTTTTGGCTAGCTGTGATTCTTCGTTCGCCGCACACTGACTAGCCACCTCTCCGCGTATATATTCCCATCGAAGCCATTGGCTCCAGCGATCGGGGTAGGAGGTAGACCTGTTAAGCAAATCCTTTGTATCTTTGATTGCTTTGGCTAGATTGACCCGTTGCCTTGCCGAGATCTGCATGTGGTGGCGGAGGTAGAACTCCGCAATCCATAACCAGTCCTCTTGATCGAAGTACATAAATTCAGCGACGCGATCGACCGACCTAAATAAGCCATTTTTCGGTTCAGTTAAGACCTCGACATCTTGTAGCTCTTCAACTGGCGAGTTGGCGGAAATATAGTCAACAAATCGACAGGCTTGAATCAACTTAGAAATTCGTGGACCATTTGGTTTTCCGCCTTCAAGGACGTACCCCACCTTTGCCGCATACTCAGGCTGAGACATACCTTTCTCAACGCAAGTGTAGTAAGCCAATCGAGCTAACCGCCAACCCTCCATCCTGCGCTGAGTATTGAGCGTACTTAACTTGATTAGAGCGTCCTCTTCGGATAGGTCTTCCACGATCGCGGGAATATAGTCCTGCTCAAATTCCTTGAGAACCTTGGTGAGCATCCACATCGCCACAAATCGGTGGTTGCCCTCAACGGCTTGGAGACGATCGCTAACTGGTCTGAGCAGCATAGGCTTATTGGGGTTGTAGCCCTCCGCCCTTAGCAGTTCAATCAAGGACTCGACCTGAGCATCCTCAACTCTGACGGGATAGCCCAATATTTCACTATACCTCTGTGATATAGGAGCGGGGTTCTGTGGATGAGTTTCGATCAGATCGATGGGAGCTTTAACTAAGCTTCCCGACGGCAGGGCTTCATAGGACATGGTTTCTTCGGGTGATTCAGATCGGAATTAGATAGATATTTTTGCTGCTGTGACCTTGGTTCGCGATCGCTTAATCTTCAATTGCTCCTCAAGACTTAGATACGATCTAATAGCTTGGGGCAATACGATTTCTTCTTCGCTATGGGAGTTGAGCACTAAGACTAGGCCTGGTAACTCTACGACCGTGACTAGCAAAACGCCACTCTCATGGCTTTCTCGAATGATTGTACCAGTGAATTCGGGACTTGAATGAAGACTCATAAGTATTTCCCCACACCATCAGGCAAAGACAACCCTTCTGAACAATAAACGATCGCGATTTTGTTGCGGCTGACATGTCGATACTTTTGAATACCTTCAATACTGCGTCCCAGATATCGGTAAGGAGCGAACGGGTCATTACTCTCCGCCAAGACATTTAACTCATCGGGGAAGAACGCCTCCATCGGTACGCCCAAGGCGAGGCTAAAGAGTCGTAGTTCGACCGCCTGCATGATGCGATCGCTATTCTCAACCTTGGACATCCAAGACACGTCGCCAGATACTTCAGTGTCTATGCCTGTGCTATGCAAGGTGTCGCGCAGTTTATTTAGATCTGCGGCTAAGTCTTTCTGACGTTTACCCCGAAACTCTCGAAACTTTGTCAGGTTTGCGGCAACAGACATTTCTAATGCGGCAATAACTTCTGGGGATGAGGTGATTCTGTGGATTTCGTCGATAACTTCCTGCTGCCCGTAGTCGGCATCGGTACGTTCCTGTTCCAGTCTTCGCCCGATATACGCACCGAGCTTAACTTTACTTTTTACTGCCATATTCAAAACTGGTAACTCTACCCAGATTTTCGCACTGAAACGCGGATTTGTGGTGGATTTGTGGCGGTATTGAGCGTATTTAAAGAAAGGCGATCGCTAATTTCCATAAAACCGAATATTCATCTTGACAAAACAAGAAAGTAATGCCATTGACCTGAGTTATCGAGCCAATGGCATTTCGTTTTGATGACGTAAGTTTCGCGACCCGCACCGAAGAACGTGCGGACGGGCTGTATGCGTACAGCACGGTTTGTCGTGACGGCATATTGACATACTTTCGAGGTGATGGGAAGAAAGTTCGTGAATTGCGACCTGCTTCGGCAAACCGCGATCGCGACTTCCTTGAGTCCCTAAAAGGATTGCCGATGACTGTCGAGCATCCATCTTCGCTATTGCGGGGAAAACGAGATAGCGCTGTTGGTGAATTAACAAGGGCGGGTGAGTACAACGATAACGAGGGGGTTGTACAGAATATTGCCCGAATCTCTAACCCCGATTTTGCCCAGTCCGTAAAGGCAGGCAAAAAAAACGGTCTTTCTCTTGGATATGAATGCGAAATCGTAGAAGCCCCGAATGGCGAATGGTTCGACGCGATCGACCAGATCACCTATCGGGGCGATTTTGATCGCGTTCAAACCAAGATTCGACCAGACCATTGCGCCGCAACCGATAATCCACGCGGGGGGAGCGCTGTGAGGATGCACCTCGATAGTGCCGATACCGATGAGGATGAGGTTGTTGAGTTAGTTCGCTTTGACTCGATCCAGGTTAAAGCCTCTACTCCGAACAGCGTTGTCGTTATTCCAACAATTAAAAATGAGGGTAGCTCCGCTATGTCCGATTTGAAAACAAAAACATTGCGCGTGGATGGCGCTGGCGAGTTTCAGGTGGAGGACATCGCGCTCTACCCCCTGTCGCAAAAACTCGAAGAACTATCTAAATACAAGTCTCGCGTAGATTCCCTTGAGGTTGAACTCAAAGAGAAGGCTGATGCGATCGCCGATCTTACTTCCGAGGTTAATCGCACCAAGGGTCGTGCTGACGCTCTTGAAGATGAGCTAACCGAGACCCTAACCCAACTCGAAACCATCCGTCAGGACGGCAACATGTCGAAGTCAGAAGACGACAACAAAGATGCCGAAGATGATGGCGATGACGAAGAGGCTGAAGGTGAAATGCCTAACTTTATCAAGAAGAAGATGAAGAAGGGCAAGAAGATGGATTCTTCCGACCTTGCGATCGTTCTTGACTCCGATGAAGTCCGTGAATTTCTTGCCGAAGAAATTAATCGCCAGACTGCCGATCGCCTCGATGCAATTGGCAAGACTCATGAACTTCTTGCTTCCAAGGGCATCAACATCGAGGATGCAGGCATTGAAACCACGATGGACTCCACTGAGATTCGTCGCGCTGCACTGAAGGCTATTCATCCTGAAGTTGATTTAAGCGATCGCAATGATAGCTACATCGAAGCTCGTTTCGATAGCGCGGCTGAGTACGCAACTCTTGTTCCTGCGTCTAGCTACGCAGATCGCCTAGAGACCGTCGTGAAGGTTGGTCGCACTGAGCGTAAAGATTCCGAAGAGAAGAAGGATGCAGCAGCCCGCAACAACGAGCGCTACGGCAAGAACTACGCCAAGCCCTTAACTCGTTCTAACAAGAAATAGGAGCCACTTAAAATGCAAAAAGTTTATCGCCAGTATTACACACAGGCTCTCGCTGGAATGGTTGAGGGCATGGGCGTAGGTTCCGTTGAAGCCTATCACAACGACAGTGGCTATGTTAAGGAAGTGTGGACGGTTACAACCCCCGCAACCCCTGTTACGGCTACCGTGTACACCATCACTCTTTACGATGATGAAACTTCCTCCAGCCCAATCACCATTTCCTTTACTACTACTACAACTGTTCGTGCTGATCTAGCCACAGGTCTGTTTAATGCTTTCCGCGCCAACCTTCGTGCTAGCCAGCTTGCCTCGGTAGTAAACAACACCTCCACCTTGGTCTTCACGCACCGCAAAGACAACACTCCAATGTTCGTCACGATTGGCGGTGGTGGTGCAGCACCTTTGACCGTGCCTACCACTCCAACCACAGCGGCGGCAAGTCCATCTCGCAAGATTGCTGGTGCAGCCCCTCGCGTACCTGGAACCCTCAACGGCGGCAGTATTCGCCTCCCCAATAGTGGTGACGCAATTACCGCTATTTGCGGTATTACCCGCCTCAACACTTCCGTTCAAAAGGATCAAGTTGGACCTGCGGCAACTACGGCTTATGAAGCTAACCAGTTAGCTGTTGACGTTCAACGCCGATTGGGTGATCTCTCTGGTATTTGGGTTCCTACCTTGGAAACCAGCATTGCTGAGTCCGATACCGTGTTTATCTCTGTTGCTGCTGGTTCTAAGGGCTACGCCCAGAAGACCAATGCGAACAGCGCGATCGATGCTTCGACCCGCGCTAGTTTCCGCTCGGATGTTGTAACCGACATCAACAACAACAGGGTTGTCAAAGTTTACGCAAACTTCTAGGAGGAGTTCAATGACTACAGCTACTGAAATCAAAAATGATGACTGGTCAGTGGGCTACTTCAAGGAGCAGCTCGTTGAACTAGAACAGACCCTCGAAAAAGAAGAGTACGAACAGCTTTACTGGGCGAACGGTACTCTCATTCCTCGCGAAGACTGGAATAAACCCGAACTCGAAGAAACTGGCTATCGCAAGGTAACAGGTATCGGTCGGTGGGAAGCTGCTCGCGACTACACCACCCACGTTCCCAACGTTGAGATCGTGTCGAGAGAATTCCGCCAAAGAGTTTCTGAGCATATCGGTGCTTACACTCTCAATGACAAAGAGATCGAGCTTTCCCAGAAGTTCGGTACTAGCATTGAAGCAGAAAAAGTCCAGATCGTGCTTGAAGCAGGTCAGCAATACCTCGACAAGATGGTATTCCTTGGTGACGGTCAACTGCGTGGCTTCTTCAACCACCCCGACACCCTGAAGTCCTACTCGGCATTCGCTTTCAACAGTTCTACTACTGTCGCTCAGATGCTCGCAGTGTTGAACGATACTGGCAACTCGATGCGTCGCTTGACTCGTAATATCGAGACTCCTGACACCATCTTGTTTGCCCAAGCAACTCACGACGAAATCAGCTTCCGTCGTCTCAGTGACTTCAACAGCGATTCTGTCCTCGACTACTACCTCAGCAAGGCAACTTACATCAAGGATGTAATGCCCTTACTCCCCCTCGAAGGTGTTGGTGATGGCGGTTCTAACGTTGCTTGCTATTACAAGCGCGACCCGAACAAAATCAAGTTCCGTATCACGGAGCCTTTCTCCTTCAAGAAGTGGATTGAGCTACCTCGTGGTATGCAACGCACCGCTCGCATGAAATATGGTGGCTTGATTATCAAGCGTCCCTACTCCGTACTCTGGCTACACGGATTGTAAAGCGATCGTCAATATCGAGCGTGGGAATACCTGCGCTCGATATTTTTATATTTATTGAATTATGAAACAAAACCCTGACCACCTCCTCCTTAACGCACCGCTTCTGCGGAACTTTACCTATTGCGATCGCGTAATTATCGGCACGATCGCCGATGAATTCGATGTTGTAATCAAGAACCACGCTGAAACCCTGCTCCATGCCAATCGCAATCATATTGGCGAGAAGGGCATTATTATGTCCTGCATTAGCGATCAGTTCGGCGTAATTGCAAGGTTTATGCGCCCAGAAGCACTACGCGAACAGGCAGATGGCGTTCAGGGTGAAGCTCATGCAGCGCTAAGTAACTACAACCCATTTGAGGCGATCGTGGTGATGCACGTTGGCTGGGATAGTCAATCCCATACCGAAGCAGTGCCTATCACTAAGCTTTATGAGTATGTAGCTAAAAGCAATGCGCTCCAAAAGCCAAAATCAGACCTTTTATACCTCCCAGCATAAAGAAGAAATCATGCCTGAAGAAACTATCTCTCAAACCGAAATTAAAACCCCCAAGGCAAAATCTACAACTGCCGTCTTGGAAGCACCCACTCCAGAGCCAGAATACAAGACTGAAGATCCCCATGCTTATGTGATCTGGTCGTTCAAACACAATGAAAAACGCAACGCACCGTTTAACCTTCAGTACCCTCCAAACGATCGCGCCAGAGATATTCTTGCTGATGTTAATGTGCCCAAGGGTATGAGTTCCTTACCCCTAACAAGCTTGTGGATTAACTTTGGTCCAAACCAAATCCCTCTCGAAACCGCTCGCGCTATTCAATCCCATCGCCCTAGCGCCGAACATCTTGAGCGCCTAATAAAAGAAGGCGTTTTAGAAATCCTCACTCCTGATCGCGCAGACATCGAAGGCATTGCTAACGATACAGCAATGTCGATTCACTTTACCCCAGAAAAAGCAAAAGCACTGATCAAAGCTTCCTACGACAAGGCTGAGTTGGAGCTTTGGCATGGTCGTGAATCTCAGTCTCGTCCAGACGTTGCCCGTGCAATTAAGGCAAGACTTGAAGAACTCAAGAACGACGAACTAGAAAGCCTCCGCAGTGCAGAACGTGCTCACGTAGAAACAGTCTAAACACATGGCAACATACCCCGTCGTTTCCGCAGATACTTTTACCTACGAGGCAGCATTCTCCGACTTTGTTGGGGAGTCGCCGATCTTTATGCAGAACTGGTTGAACTTCTATTCGCGGTTCTGTTCGATTGAGGAGTGGGGTGAGAATGCGGAGATGGCGGTAATGTTGTTGACCGCTCACTACCTTGCCTTGAACACCGAGGAAGGTACGGTGACGATTTCTAATGCTAAGGCGATTGATGCAGGTGAGTCTATGTCGAATCGGAGAACTTCCACTCCCGCAAACGGTAATGGCAGATTCTCCGATGTATATCTATCTCGAACCACCTATGGACAGCAATTTTTGATGCTCAAGGAGTTAGTCCTAACAGGTGGTTTTATGGGTGACAGTATTCCTGCTGTGCCGCCATTTATTGCCTTCTGAGTTATTATTTAAAGAGGACACAATGACATTCTCCGAAGCTTTGGAAGCTATTAAATCGGGTGGCAAGGTTGCCAGAACGGGTTGGAACGGCAAAGGTATCTTTATTCAGATTCAGCGTCCCGATGCACACTCAAAAATGACCCACCCGTATATCTATATCGACACTACTGGTTTACAATCCGACAATCTGGATGCTCCAAGAAGTTTAGTACCTTGGCTTGCCTCCCAAACAGATCTTTTGTCCGACGACTGGATGGTTGTATCTCCTTAATTTAGCCCTATGTACCATGCGTACAAAAGGATCTTACAAGCGATCGCTAAATCAACCAGCGATCGCTTGTTTGCTTATGAGCATCAAACAATAGCAGTATGTCTCTAGCCAACAAACTTATTACTAAACTTCAAGGACTGCGCGATCGTCGAGCAGGAGATGCGATCGGTGCGCCTAACGTGCTGCCATTAACAGTGGTGACTCGCACTGCGTCGGGCGAAACAAGGCTAGAGATATTGCCTCACCCCACGATTCTACGAGTTAACCCTCGTACCGTCGCCTTGTTTGAAAGCACTAATATCAAGGTTGGTATTGACGACTATCAGGTGAGTGGTATATCTGCGGCATACACCGAGGCTCAGCTTACGGGCAAGGGAAAGTATTACATCGTTGACAACTCGATTAAGTGTAACGAAGTAATGGGGACTATCGAAAATAAGAGTTTTAGCTGGGAAATTATTTTAACGAGGATACCAAATCGATGAGTACTGACAGATTAGATGCACAGGTAGAAGTAAAAGTCCCAGCACAAAATGGGCGTAAGGCTTATTCGTATTATCGCAATGTCGGAATAGCGAAGAAAGGTGCTGCGGGTATTGGCGCTGCACTTACCTTGGGTGGATTGGGGGCAGCAGCGATCGCGATGAGGAAGAAGCCAGAAGAATCAAAAGCCTTACGAACACCAGTTGAGGTTCCCGCTCCTGTTGTAGCACCTCAGTCCACCGCGAGTCGGGTTGGTGAGTTTGCCAAGAAAGCTGCGATCAGGACTGGCGAGACTGTAGCTACACTTGCGGGAAGTATAGCTGTAAATAAAGCCGTTTCTTTTGCGGTCAAAAAGGCGGTTTCAAAAATTACAGAGAAACCTGAAGAGAGTGGCGAGGCCCGTCGAGCTAGGTATGCGGCAGAGGATGCTGCGGAGGAAGAAGCGTATGAACAGCGTAAAGCGGCAAAGAAAAACAAAACGACAGAGAGAGAGCCGCTAAAGCTCACCGATTTTGAAGATGCCCCGCGAATGAGTGGTGATAAAACAGATGAATCGATTCGGCAAGCCGTAATAAAAGGTAATAGACCAGCTCCCCCCGATCGCCTACCATCGCCAAAACCAAAAGTACAAGTCGGTGGGGCATTAGTCCCTGTCAACAAACCTGAAGCCGCTACACCTCCTCCCTTAACCCGATTGCCTTACAATCCTCCTGCACCCAAGGTGTCTACTGGTGGATTAACTGTTACTGCGGGTGAATCGGGTGAGAATAGTGGGAGTGCGATCGCTAAACCACAAAAAACACTACTAACGAAAGTCTCAGGTTCTGCTGGTGCTGCGCTAGGCAGACTTGTCCGTAAGGGCAGGGAAGGATGGGAGCGCGATCGACAAGCTGGCGGTATATCCTCGCTACCCGACAAAGAATATGATGTGAATCAGTTGGCTTATAAAGCTGGTCAAAAGACGCGATCGGTAGCCAAGTCTGCTGCTTATAAGGCTGGTCAAGGTACGCGATCGGCGGCTGAGTCTGTCGCTAATTTCGCCCAAAGTTTTTACAGCACTTTTGTCGAGAACAAAGCGAATGACGTGCAAGCCGAAGAGGTTAAAGAACCTAGCAAGGTTCAGAGAAAGCTTGGAGGTATAACCATTAAGGCCCTGCCTCAAGGTGGAAAGAGGAAACTCGGTCGTCCAAAGACCAAGTTTGGTCCCAAAGATTTTATTAAACCAGAGGATAAGCAAGTGAGAAATAATTCCGTTTACATGCGAATCGACAGCCTTGTTGAGCAGATCCGTGAAGATGCAAAGTGCGGCTCAGGGAGTAAGTCTTGCGGCAAGGTTTGCATCCCTCAAGAGAAGAATTGCTTAGGCGAAACCGCGAAAGCCTTTGGTGGTGGTGCAGTCCAGTCCTTAGCTGGCCCAATCGGTAGCGGCACTTATCGGGCGCTGCGTAAACGCGGTCATGGTCGAGGTATGTCCATTGGTGGCGCGATCGCTGCAAATACGGTTGCTACACTAACCCCTGCTGCGGGGGTATTAGCCTTGGGCGCTATGGCAGCAAAGAAGGAAGAAGACGAGGCAAACCGTAAAAAGGCTAAGAAGTAATCATGTACGCGATCGCTGCTTTATCAAAAATAATCCGTAGTGATGCCCGAAAAGAGGTGAAAGTCCCTGCTACTCAGGGGCGGAAAGCCTACTCCTACTTTCGCGAAGGTGCGGAAGGTGAAGCTGGTTCTTCGCGGAGACCTTCTCGGAAAGTTGTGGCGGGTGTTGGAGGCGCGATCACTGCTGCTGGTTTGGCTGGTTTAGCGGCGATCGCCATGAGAAGAAGCGAGTCCAACCGAAGAGGACTGCAATCCCCAGCTTTTGTGCCGCCGAAGATCGAAGGTGTTCAAGAGGCGATCGCGGAAAAACTATCTCCACAAGAAACAAGGAAAATACCTGTTGGAAGATATCTGTCTTTGGGTGTGGGCGGAATGATCGGACTACAGGTTGTCAGAGAGAAGACTGCGGATATCAGGGCGTTCTCCGAGTTCAAGAAAGATCGCGAGCAGTTGGCTAAAGACGGCATTCCTAATGAATTGAAAAAATCATACCAACATATGAACCCAGAGTTAGCGTTGAGCGTAGCTGCTGCGGAGGCGCGAATTAAAGACAACGATTTTGAGACGGTATACGCTTTTGATAAGGAGGGTAAACCTCTGATAATCAGAGGAGGAAGCAGGGCTGGTTTTGGGTACGGACTCACGGACTACGCAAAGCTATTCCCATTCGGGCAAAGGAAAAATATTAGCGTTATAACTCACAATCACCCCCTAGACGCAACCCTTTCAGCGCAAGACTTCGTTCTACTGGAAAAGCAGCAAAAAATGGGGTTTAACAGTCTCACGGAGTTTAGGGCTACCAGCGCAAAAAACATGTATAGCCTTAGAGCCAGAAAAGGGGAGTTCCTTGGGGAGCAAGGGACAAAAACTAGGACTTCTAAGGTTGTATACCCGTCTAGTCGCTATTTCGCAGGGATAGAAATGAACAGACAGACCTCGAATGAGCTAAAGATGCTGAAGATAGCGACTATGAAACTAGATGAAGAGGTTTTAACAAAAAAGAGATCTGAGGGGCTGAAAGGCAAGGAACTGCTGGAGTCTGCTATTAAGGAAATTGACGAAAGGGGCGAGGAGAGGCATCAAGCTATTCTCGAAGCCTACAAAGAAATGAATCGCAGAAAAGGAACTGGAGAAACATCCGGGAATGCTAAAGGCGCGAAATACGAATCGACTCCTTCTCGTTTGATTTATACACGTATTCCTCGGAAGGGTAAATAATATGTACGCGATCGCACCAGCACCAGTAATTCAAAACACAGATCCACTCGCAGCTAGAAGGGTAATCGCGAGACTATTGACTCGCATTATTTCTCGCGCTTACGGGAGCATCGATCAGATTGTTAACATCAATATTGGCGATGACGGGCTAATTACCTGCCTGTTTCGCGATGACGATAAGGATCGCAAGCTGATTCGACTGGTGCTAGGCGATCACATTGAATACAAGCAAGTACTGGATGGACGCACTGATGCAGTAGATACTGACGCAGATCAGTACTTACTTGCGTATGCAAACAATATTGGACAGCGTGCTGACAAAATTTCTAAGCCTAAAAACTGTAAAGTTGGGCTGTCTTGTAAGGGAGCCTGCATCTCCAAGACCGATACCTGTCGTATTGACGTACCCGAAGCTTTAAATAGGCAAGAAATTTCAGATCTGAATGATGCGGTAAACGAGGTCCAAAAAGCTAAGTTCGTCGGCGTTGCCCCTGTTGAGGATGAATTAGATAACAAAAACATCCGCGAATTAAAAGATGAAGCTCGTAAACGTGGGGTTTATCGCTACTCGTACATGAGCCAATCCCAGCTACGCGAATCAATTCGCTTGCAAAAAGCCAACCCCGATCGCCAAAAGATTGTCCGAGAAGGGTTAAACCGTGCGGAGTCAAACAAGAAAGCTCTTAAGAGTTTATTACCTCAACCCGTAGCTGGTGCTTGGAAAGATATTGAGAAGGTTAGTAAGTTCTTTGGCGATAATCGTCCTGCGGCAGGGATATTGGCGGCAAGTATTTTATTGGGCATTCCTTCGTCGGTAATGATGTCGGCTCGCGATCGCTACAAGGAAGGATTGCCCGAATCGGCGCTAATGGCATACCAAAGAGCGCAAACCACTCCTATCGAGTCAACAAGCAAGCCTCAAATTACCTTTGCTGTGGGTGGATTTTCTAACCTTGGATCTTCGGGTGACAAGGTTGCTGAATACCTGAAAACCCCTCTGGATACATCAAAGCGAGAGCAATGGTTTAACAAGACTCAGGAAATCATTCCTTTTAACAACACTGAGTTCAATGTTCCGCCCACGAACATTGAACAAAAAGACAAGAATGGCAACTACAATCCCTTGTATTTGGGGTATGTCGCCAAGGAAAGTTTTGGCAAATATTTAAGCAATGCCGTGGGTGGCAGGAACGAGGCTGCGGTGGACTTAGCCTCCAAGCTATATGCTTATGGCTCCAAGTATCGCGATAAGCCTCTAAACGTGGTTAGCCACGGCTCTGGAGGTAATGTCGTTGACGAGGCTGCGGAGATTCTTAGTCGAATCAAACCGCCCAAAGGTATTGACGGCGGCGAAGTACTGAAACGACTCAATATTGCTCGACTCGGAGGAGTATCCTTTGGGCTAACAGGTGGCACAACTCAGGACGATAAGAACTGGGCAAATATCAATAACCGCACTATCACGTCTAAGAACGACCCCTTCTCGATTTTACCCAAGAAGTTTGCCCAGTTTGTTAGCTCGGTAAAAGGGCATGAGATTGAGGACTACTTGACGAATGGCGCAGTCAGGGACAAAATTCGAGAAACTTTTGGCTTCTTTTCTAATTCTGTTGCGGGAAGTAAGTCTAGCGATAAGTCAAAGAAAGAGGTCTTTGAGGCAACAGGGACTTTGCTGAAGACTGTAAACCCCGCGCTTGGGAAACTGTGGAACCTGACTTCCGCTATTGGTGACAAATACAAGGATAATCCCACTGCTGCCACTATTAGCGCTGCGGCTGTATTGGCGCAAACCACGGTAGGTGCAGCAGTCCTTGCTAGAGTTAAATACAATGACAATATCCAAAGATCAGCGCTTGAAGCCCAAGCCATCGTCGCCAGTGGCGGCACAACATCCCCTGCACCGACAAAACCCCAAGTAATCGTGGCTATTGGTGATGGTGAAACCCCTAGCAGTAACGTAGCCAAGTCAATTACCGACAACAGCAAAAAAGTCAAAGACCAGACTGATCGCGATATGTATGGCCAGAGCGATGTAATCGCTTTTGATCGCACCCTTCCACCGCAGTCGAAAGGTCGGGTTATGGGCATTATCGACACGATGGCGAAGAGTTACGAAGCCGTAATGAGTAAGTCCCTCAAGGCGGGTAGAGACCCCGAGGCGGTGAGGTTAGCTGCGGAGCTTTACCAGATTGGCAACTCCACTTACGGTGGTAATACGACAGAGCATCCCGCGATCGCTATTGTTGGACTAAAGCAAGGCGGCGAGACAGCAAAAAGAGCCTTGGATATCTTGGAGTCCATGCAAAAAGTCGGTTCTCAGGGCAATGTTTCTGGCTCTTACATCGCCAAGCAGATCCACCTCGTAACACTGGGAACTCCCGAACTAGGTTTTGGCGGAGATAAGGCGGACTCCAAGAAGCCAGACGGAGATATCCTGAAGACTCCAAAAACTGATCTCTGGTCAGATGGAGATCTCTGGAGTCGGACTCCTTTTAGGGGTAAAAATCCCGACAATTTCACTGGCTCCAATGGTAGTTGGGTGGACTACCTCTCGGTGGATGCTGCTGACGCGATCGCTAAGAAACTCAATGCCACATTAACTCAGCGCCGTAAAGCGAGGAAACAAACTCCATGAGATTAGACACAACATGCGATCGCGGCAAACCATGCCAAGGCGAAGACGGACAAACGTACTGTATCCCTCAAGGCGCTACTTGCAGCAAAGGTAAAGTCGGCAGAATTATCAAAGGCGTTGCTGGCGCAGTTGGTCGTGGTGTAATTACTGGGCTGACTGCTGTGGCGATCGCTAAACTTACCAACAAGGACGAGGACGGCTTGAAGGGGAAGTTAAATACGGGGAAAGCCATATTTAACGCGGGTCGTGCCACGGGTAAAGTTGAATCTAGAGCCGCGAGTGGCGCTAAGGCTATTAGCAAGATAATCAAGAAGCGGAGTAAAAAATGACGGGGGATTTAGCCAACGATTTAGCCTACCTTGAAGGACAGGTATCTGTAGTTTTGCGCCGTGACAGCGGCAAGAAAATTAAATGTAAACAGGGGTATATCCAGCGTGGGAGTGCCTGTCAGAAGATTGGCGAAAGAAGGCTGCTGGTGATTTAGCTCGGAATATTGGTGTAGGGCTAGGTACTGCGGCTTTGGTTGGTGGCGCGGCGGCGATCGCGGCAAAAAAGAGCGAAGGCGAGTCTTTATCAAGTAAAGCGACACGAAAATCGGTTGACGTATCTTTTGGTAATAACACGGAGAAGACCAACAATATTAAACTCCGAGGTGCTGCAACTGGGGTTGGAGTTGCGGCTGCTTTAGCGACTTCTTATATCGGTGTTAACGCTCTTGATAAAAAGTATCAAATAACAGATGCTGCTCTGCTTTCTGCCTACCAAGCATCAATATCGCAGGGAGAAAAAGCGGACGCGATTATCGACAAAATGAATATCCCAAAAAAGCGAAAGGAAGAAGCGAAAGATCTAGTTGGAGCGACTAAAATGTTTTTTGCGAAACAGATAGTTCCTAGATGGGGTTTTCAGTTGTCTTCGGTAGATACGAAAAACAACTCTTTTACTTACAAACACAAAGACAATGGTAGTGTTTACACAGTGGGTAGTGCAGGATCTGCGATTATTACATTTGGGAGTTTAAAAAGAGGTGAAAGAGAGGGCAGTCCTATATACGAAATGGGGTTTCAAGTTAACGAGTCTTTTGATAGAAAAGGGGGTATGGATTCAAGTACCGCTAAAAAAATAATAAAAATATCAAAAAACGCTTTTAAAGAACACCTAGATTTACTTCCAGAAGACTGCGTGATCAGGTGTTCTCCCTATGATAAGGATGACGCTGGAGAGAAAAGGAGAAGTATTTACGAAAAAGAAGGTTTTACCCCGTTGCCAAGTATGCCAAAAACTCAGTTGTACGCAGTAAAGATAGGAGGAGAGTTTACAAAGCTGGAGTCCGATTTCGAGAAAAAATACGTGGCTAACTTGGTAAGGAATAACAAGCCTAGCTCCAGTTCAGAGCAAAAGAAAGATTCTTATCGCTTGCGAATACTGATCGCAAGATAGTGAAAACGTCGTTAGCGATCGCGCTATAATGCCACAAAGAAATCGTAAAAACAATGAAAAAGATATTTGTTGTACTAGCCGTCTTGGTGGGCGGACTAGGTGTGGTTAGTCTCTTTAATCATGCTCGCGCCGATCTAGCCGTTTCAGCGATATATCCAGACTACAAACTGTGTCGGTCAGGCTACAAACTGTTAGGAGAAAAAGAGCAATTTTTAAAAAATATTGCGAGCTTCAATGAAAGCGAGGAGAAATACAGGAACACAATAGAGACTATAAACAGGGTAGAAGATAGTTGCGCTAGGTATTACAAGTACCTTGGCGAGTGGAGCGATCTCAAGATTAAGCCGTCGGACGACTTGGTATGGGCTTTGGTATCTCGATATGAGCCAGAAAAAATAAAGTAATGGTTGACGCTGCAAGAATAACCAAGAAGACTATTTTTGGTTATTCTTATGGCTCCGCAGACAAATGTTGTCGAAATCTTAATCCAAGCCAAGGATCAAGCCTCAAAGACTATTGGCGTATTAAGCGACTCCCTTGGAACTGCGGGAGCGGCAGCACAGTTTGCTCAGGGAAAAATAACAGCTTTCGGCGGAGCATTACTTGCAACTTCCGTATCGGGCATAAAGTCGCTAGGGTTGCTTGGCGATGCTGTTCAGTCAGTGCGATCGGCGCTAGACACTCCAGTTGGTCAAACACTAATTCAACAGCTTTCGACCGCTGCGGACGAAGCCTTAAACAAGACCGCAAGGCTTTCGGTGTTAGTCAAAGAGGTCTCAGGGGTCTCTAAGGATTTTGGTTCGGGTTTTACCTCTAGATCCTCAAGTAGTACTATTCAGCTTTTTGATCCTGCGGTAATGGGCAAGCAGCTTGAAAATGTCGTCATCAAGACTGCCGACACATTCTCAAAGACACTTGAACAAAAAATTAAGAACTCCGATCTTGCTACCGCTTTTGAGTCAAAACTAGGTGTGAGTATCGACTCACTGTCGGCACAGCTAGACAGTTCCTTGTCAGAAACACTGTTATCGGGATTTGTAGGCAAAACACTACCTAGCGCCCTCGATACTGCACTAGGTAGTGTTTTTGGGGTGAATTTAACTTCAAAGATCGTTCAATCGATTCAAGCGGCGGGGAAGTCAAACCTATTGGGTGGAGTAGCTGGGAAGCTCGCTCAAGGATCGGTTGTCGGAGCTGCTAGAGAACTGGCAGTTGGAGAGTTAACCCCGAACCTTGAATCAGCCCAGTTAGCTGGCGCAAAACTATCTAACGCATTTGGGAAAAAGGTAGCTCAAGCCGTTTTAGGTGAAAGAACCCCTGCAAGCGCAGAGTTTAAGGAGATAGACGCTCAACTTGGCGGCGCTTTGGGCGATGTTATTGATCGACTTGGACAGAGGTTCCCCGACGTTTTAGAAAAAGGGAACCTGCCTATCGGCAAGCTGCTTGCCACCAAGTTAAGAGGGGCTGCACAGGTAACTTCTAAGAATGAACTCCAAGCGGCGGGGAATTTTCTTGTAGAGACGGCTTTTTCTAATCTGAGGAATATTAGGAGAAATCTTTTAGACGACGATCTTAATGCGGTATTTGATCTTGTTGTTGCGCCCGCTTTTAATGCCCAGAAAGACAACTTAAAGAAGCTAATCGGAATTGATGCAGCGACTTTCTCTGTTGGGATTTTAGATCCCCTCAAAAAGACTTCAAGGGATCTAGCTAAAGGCTTTGATGACGGGCTTGGTGCTGGGCTTGACAGTATTAAAGGTGGTGGCGCGATCGCTGAATATATAGCTCAGGTAGACGAGTTCCTTGGCGGCGGCATTACCGAAGCTCTGACTCTCGCGGGGAATAAAGCTGCTTCTAGCTTTGCTGAAGGTTTTCGCGCTGCTGTTTTTGAAGAAATTACAGGTGTTCTCGATAACATTGATGCGTTTGTACTTGGTAGCCTAGAAAAGATTTCTCAAGTACCCCAGAAGCTTGTTCAGCCAATCAGCTTAGTTTCTTTGGTGTCAGATCCGATCGCTGGCGCTACAGAACCATTAGAACTATTTGAACTGCTAGAGACGGGTGCGAGTAAAGCGACCAACGCTGTTTTTGAGGTTTCGCAGCGACTTACTTTCCTGTCTTTTGGATTGCAAGCTTTACAGGGGTTTGTGCAGAACGGGCCATTCCAGTTATTAATTGGGCAAAACGCAAGGCTTCAAGAACAGTTGCTAGCGACACAAGCCAGCCTCGTTGCGACGAATCGTATTATCCAGAATGGTGTAACAATATCCGACCCAACCAAGGCTATTCAGGCTCTTGGTCCTGCGGTTGAAGGCGCGATCGCGAAGATTCGTAAAGACTCATTGGAATTAGTGGGGGTAACTTCAAAAGATCTCGTCGATTTGTTTCAAATCGTCGCGGGTCAAGCCAGTTCGATTGGGGCAAATCTAGATCAATCCGCAAATATCGTTACCTCGACGGCTGCGGCGCTAGGGACTCTGGGAGTGCCTTTGTTCCAAGCAAGGCAAGAAATAACCTCAATTGTTCAAGGAACTATCGACCAAAACTCTGTGCTTGCGAAGAATCTCAGCATCAATAATGAGATGGTCTCAAAGTGGAAGGCGCAGGGGACTTTTGTTGATGAACTACTCAGGAAGCTGGAAGCATTTAAGGTTGGCAACAAGCTCGCAAGCCAGACGATATCAGGGATCACGAGCAACATCCAAGAGGTATTTGACGAGATTGGACGCAAAGCTGGGGCTAAGTTCTTAGCTCCCATCGTTAAGGAGCTAGACGGTGTTTACAAATTTCTTGCGGCAAACCAAGATGTTATATCAACACAGGTCGAGAAACTGGTTTCTATTTTCTTTCGAGCTTTCGACAAGATTGTTGTTCTGTTTAAGGCTTTAAGCGATCCCATAGCCCAGCTTTTTGGCGCAATTCCAGAGTATTTGGTGGAGTCATTAGCGGGGGCTATTACAGCCTTCTCAGATTCAGTAGTCTTTGCTATTAATATCCTTAAGCCAGCGATCGCGGTTTTCCTTGAGATCTTTAAGCTGGTGGCTCCTTTGGGCGGCGCATTTATTACCGCTTCTGTCGGAGCTAAAGTATTGTCGGCAGGAATATTGGGGCTAGGGCAAGGCTTTGGGTTCTTGTCCAAGATTCTTCCAGGGGTCGGTGAGTTACTGTTTATAGTTGACAAGAGATCGAATAGTCTCTTCAATCAGTTCTTGAACCTTACTTCTGTTCTCGGAAATAGAGGTGCTGCTGGATTTTTAACCTTTGCGGCTAACTTAGACAAGATACCTGGGGCAGCAAGCTTCGCAACGAAACAGTTGCAGGGACTACTGGGAGGATTGGCTCCTTTGTCAGGGTTCTTGGTTTCCCTAGCTCCACAAATCGGCGGGCTAGGTATCAAGTTAGCTGGTCTTGCTCAAGCATTTCCCGCTTTAAAAACCGTTTTTGAGAAAGCGTTTATTGGCGCGCCAGGGGCTTTACTCGTTCTTTCTCGTATTGTCGGAAAAAGCGAAATCTTTGGTAGCCTCGCGCCCTTAATCAACGACGCTTCAAAACAACTTGCTAAATTTACTGGGGTCGCCAGCAATGCTGAAAAAGCTAACTCGCTCTTTGCTAAGAGCTTACAACTTGGAGGTGCGGCGGCGAGGGAATTTGCTGTTAATAGCGTACTGCTAGGGGCTGGGGTTGGAGTTGGTTTTGTCTTTTTAGATCAGTTAATCCTGAAAAACAAAGGCTTACAAAAGATAATTCAGGACTTGACGGCAGCAATCCGTAAGTTTGCCGATACCGTTGGAGCTATATTAGCTCCCGTCTTTAAGTTGATTGGCGACACGATATTGCCACTCTTTACTTTTGGGGAGAATTCAAACCCCTTTCAAAAGATAGTTGGAGGGCTTTTAATAGCGATCGCCGTAGTAAAACTTTTTGGTGGTACGCTTTCTGCTGTTTTTAAGGGTGTTAACAACAGTATCGGAACCCTGAGTACTGGTATTTCAGAAACATTCACCAAGATTAAAAGAGCTAACGACAGCCTCAAAGAAATCTTGGGCTTAGCCAAGGAGGAGGGGAAGACAAAGACTTTTGTAGCGCCACTGCTGCCCAAGGACGAAGGATTAAGAAAGGAGGTTTCTCAAACAAGTTTAAGGGAAGCGCTTAAATCAAAAAAAGAAGAGCTAAGTTTGTTGGCTCAAGAAAAAAAAGCTATTCAGGAAAACAATCTAGCCAGAGCTTCTGAGCTTAGGGGAAAGGCATCCCAAGCTAGAGACGCAAAAGAGGCTGCGACAAGAGTATCCAAAGAGTTTAGGGAAGGAAAAACCGAAGTTAGTATTCCTCAAAAACTAATAACAGACAAGGATGTAGCCCAAGCAAAGCTTAGGGTGAAAGAAATTGAGAAGGATATTATTCGAGCGTCAAAAGAGGCTCGGATAAATGTCAATATAGATCCAGAAGCCTCCAAAATAGCAAAGGTTCAAAGGGAATACGCGATCGCCCAAGTCAATGCGGTTAAGGCATCCATCGAAGATCAGAAGCTGGTAGCGCCACTTAGTCAACTTGTTTTAGAAAAACCTCTAGCCCAGCTAGCAAAGATTAGGGATGCGGTTGGAGTTGGATTGCTAAACAGCTTCCTAAAAGCGGGAGATCAGGTTCTTGCTTTTTCGGGCAAAATCGACTCTGCTCTGATAAAGCTCAGTCAGTTCGATCTAGGCAAAACTCTTAGAAATATCGGATCTTTTGATGTAGGAGCTTTCGTCTCGAAGGGCTTTGAGAATGCTGTTGCTCAAGCAAAAGATACTGGGAAGGCGATCGCTGCATCTCTTTCTGGAAAAGGAGAAAAAAGTAATAGAAACTTCTTGCAAGAATTAGACGTTAGAGCGGGGCAATTTATTGATCCTAATCGAGCTGAAAGGCTTAAAACCCTAGAGGAATTAAAATCCTTTAACGAAAAGCGAAAAGCCCTTGCTGCTGAAGCTAAAACCATAGATCCGAGTACAGGGTTATCTGCTAACGGTTCTAGTCTGGAGAAGATAGGGAAAGACGCTCAGAATATAGACGCTAATATTCAAAGACTTAGCGCTCAAGCCGAACAGCTCGACATCCCTGTTAGAAAAGCAGCGAAGGGGCTTGTCAACTCATTCAAGAATGTTATTGCGGAGGTTGGACCAACCCTGCTACTGACGGCTCTGTTTGCTGGTATTACCACGTATATCGGGTTTATTGACGAACAAAACAAGACAGTGGCGAACGGGGCTGAGAGGCTTGGAAACGCACTTAAAGACACTAAACAAAAGATTGATATTCTTAATGCGTCCCAAGGTAAAGACGCGCTTGGCGAGCTTAATAAACTAACAATCGCTAGGCAGAAGTATGTTGACGCTATTCGAGATCCAAAAATCTTGGTTGACGATCCTACCTTGAAACTTTATGATCGCCAGATAGCCAAGCTCCAACAACTCAGGAGCTTGCAAGCAACTCCAGTAGATCCCGAAGCAAGAATCAGGGCAGAAGTGGAAAAAGAATACGAGCAAGACTTTGGCAAAAAATTCATAGCTGGACTTGGCTCTCTTTCTGGGACGAATGCAAAAGAATCCGACATTCAAACAAGATCCGCTGCCGAAGATCTTGCTCTTTCTAAGGTAAGGGCGGAGATCAACCTCCAAAAAAGAGAAGGACTCGCCCAGCTAATTGCTGAACAGGAAGAACTGATCCGACTGGAGCAGAAGAAGAACGTCCTTCAAGAGAGGGGTGATGCTGAAGCTGTCAAGGCAACTGAGTTGGCGATTGAGACCAAGAAGGAAGACATTGCCACTAGAATTGGAGATATCGATACTATTATTCAGCAGATCGAGAGTAACAAGAAGGCTAGCAGTCAAATAGCCAAAGACCTGATCGGTGAAGCCACAAAACTAAAAGAAGCCTTTAAGTCTGTTGATCTCAAAATCGCTCCGATCGATTTACCTCGCATCGGGAGTGCGATTGAGCAGTCAACGGCAAAATATAAAGCCGCCGAAGAAGCTCTGGCTAGATCTGCGGGAGACCCTGCGATATTCAAGACAAAGATGACTGAACTCTTGGAGGCTTCTACGGTCTTGCAGGAAGCTGGTATTTTAAGGGCTGACGAGGTTGCTAAAAACTTTATCAGTATCGCCACCAACGTCTCCGCTGATCGCGACCTCCAAATCAAAGCTCAACAAGCAATTACTGAGGCATACAACAAAGAAGCTCAAAAGCGCATTGCCACAATCGACGTACAGCAGGCAAAGATTCAAGCTTTGCTCGCCACTGGCAAGATCTCCGAGTCTGAGGCTAGCGTCCTGACAGGTAAAAACGAGATAGACAAAATTGACGCTCAGTTTGAGGCTGAGAAGAAATCCTTTGAGGCGAGAAAGGTAATCCGAGAGCGAAATGCCAAGGAGCAGCAAGAACAGATTGAGCGCGATCGTCTAATAGCCGAAGCTCAGGTCGCGGCGGCAACTGGCGATCCATCCAAGATTGAAGCCTTAAGAAAGCAACAAGCTCCTGCTCTTGATCAAAAGATATCGTCTCTAAACACGGACTTAAAGGCTGAGAAGGCGAAGAAAGATTCTTTGGATCAGATTAATAAGAGTGGTCTAGGTACGGCTGAAACTGTTCGGCAATTCAATGAGGTTTCTGTCTCGGTCAGTAACCTAGAAAAGCAGATTATTGGCATAACCACTCAGAAGGGTAAGCTAGATGATGTCTTAAAACTTAGTGAGGGATCTCAGAAGGATCTGGATGATGTTACCGCGCAGCTTGGCGGTACTAGCAAAGCTCTTGCTGAAGCTAGAGCAGAGAGAGGTCGATTACAGAAAGCCGTTGAACGGGGAAATACAACAACTTTATCTCCCTCGGAGACAAAGGATCTATTTAAAGACCCTAGAGTTGTTGCGGCGGCGAAGAGGGGTCAGTTCTTCGACATAAACAAAATTGTCGAAGAACGAAGGAATGCCGCCAACAAAAAGGTTGCAGAACTAGAAGCTCAGGAAAAAGCCCAACAAGCCCGTAAAGAGCAGATAGAGAATATTCTCAAGAAAAATCCTGAAGCCGAAGCTGCGGGTAGGGCTTCTTTAGCAGCTTCCAAGAAGGCTTCCGCTGATGCTTCTGCTATTGCGATCGCGCAGAGAAAGGAAGATGAAAGAAGGTTTGCTGAGGTGGAACAAAAAGCCGCAGCCGACAGAGCTAAAGCTCAAGCCGAAGAAGCGTTGCGAACTCTCGATTTCCGCATCAAGGAGACCCTCCAAGCCGAAAAGGTTGGTGAGACCCAGCGACTAGCGCAAATTGCCCAGCTTCGCAAGTCGGGGGTTAAGCTTGAATCCGAAATCAAGCTTCAGGAGGCTGCTGAGCGGAAGCGTAGTATTACTCTTGAACTTCAGCTTGAACAACAGAAGCAGAAGCAGATTGAAGATCTTAAGAAGAAAGGTGTTGGTGTTAGCAGGGAAACCGAGAATGCTAATCGATTAAAAGTTGCTGAGCTAACCAAGCAGCTTGCCGAAGCTGAACTCGCAGCAATTGAGGGACTGGTTTCCGCAGTACGCGATCGCCTAGTCCTAGAAGCTCAGAAATACGCAGTCACAATCGAGCAGCAAAATCTCAAGCTTGAGCGTCAAAAGCTACTATTTACTGCACTGGAAAAGAGCCTTGAAAATCAAAGCCGCCTGTCCGAGTCGGCAAATAAACTAGCTCAGTCCACTGTGGCTTTGCGCGAATCTGAGTTCAGTGCACTCAACAAGATTTACGATCGCCAACAAGCTGCTATCCGAAAGGCTGGTGGTGAAGGTAACTTTGCTGACCTTGAACTTGAAGAGAGAAAGCTAATCCTTGCAGAAAAATTGGCTGTACTGAAGCTTAACTCCCTCAAACAACAGCAAAAATTTGAAGCCGAGTCCTTGGAGCGTGAAATCCAGAAGCGGGACTTATTGCTTGAGCGCAAGAAGGTCGAGAATGACATCGCGATCGCCAAGAAGAAGGTGGACATCGCCTCACAGGATGCTGCCATCAAAGCCGCCGAACTTGAAGTTAAATTGCGTCCCCAGTCCGAGGAGGCGAAGCTTAAACTTGCTCAAGCCAAACTTGGTCAGGAAAAGAATTTCCTTGAATTAGGTGGATTGCAGCAGGAAAAGGGCTTCATTGCTGACGAAGCGAAGGTTAATGAGATTGTTAATAAGAACGATCGCCAAGCTCTCGCTAACAAACAGCAGGGCGAAACCAATACGGCGATCGGTGATGTTATCGGCGCAACCAGAAATCCTGCACTGCAAGAGCGCCTACAACGAGAGCAGCTTGCTCGCCTAACCCAGAATACGGGTACAGCAGCATTGACTACCACGGATGTAAGTAATGCCGTGGCTGCGGCAAGTCAACCTGTTAATGTTCGCGGTACTTCGTTTAGGAACCCCACCTCAGCATTGCTTGGGCAGGTTGAGCAGGGCGGAGTATTTACGGCTGCACCTGAACCTAAACCTAATAACGCGCCGTTCGCCACTAGTTTTGAGGAGTTAGCCAAGAAGTATCCCGACAAGGGCGTGGCAGGCAGCTTTGAGGAGCTTAACAAGAAGTATCCTGCTCAAGCTAACTCGTTTGAGGAGCTTAACGCTAAGTATGGTGGTAAACCTACGGAGGAAGCAAAGCCAGAACAGACGATCATATCTTCGTTCGACAAGTTAATTCAGCAAATCGATGAAGGCTTCTCCAAGGTGTTGGTTGCTCCAGATCTCAAGGTTAAAGATTTAACCGCAGGATTGGAGGCAGAATTCAACCGTGTGTCAAAGCAGATCTCCGAGAACCCCGTGACGCTGAAGATCGACGATAAGGCATTTGAGGAAGCTCAGAAGAAACTCGACAAGCCGATCGCCTTGCTTGACGAAGCTCAGCTTCAAAGAGCAGAAGCATTGGCGCAGGCTTTTGGTAGTCTTGGCGGCAAAGATCTTGTTCCTCAGCAACAGGGCAATCCCACGGGCGCAGCTCTGGGTACAAGTGGGAATATTACGGTTAATGCCCCGATCGCTATCAATACTCAAAGTAATATCAGCTCTGCGGCGGGTGTGGGCAACGATGTTCAGAAGGCTGTTAATGACACGCTTAATAATGTCTTGAGACGAGTAGCGGGTGTTACTAGCGGAGTGAGGTAACGCAATTTTATGGTAGTATTGTTGTGGCTTCGCGGTATGCGACTACCCAAGCCTCTACCAACTTAATACGGAAGTGATAGCATTATGTCGATTGTACTACGCCACAAAGACGAAGATGGTGTTGAATTTTTTACCTTAGACTCCACGGGTGAGTCAGGTTTTTTGATCGCGAGGTTACTAAGCGATCGTTTACCAATACTACAAACTTATGACAGAAGGAATCACTATCGGCAAGGAGTTCATTCCCTGCGACCCTAACAAAATTTCCGATGGCTACCATACCTTTGAGGAACTCTACGACCACCGATGTTTGTTGTTCATCCAACTTCTTGGACTACATCCAAAACTATCTTTCGCCTCTCATTTTCATGATGACGGGACTCAATGGGATGGATGGTTTATTGCGGGAAATTGGGTCTAAAACCCCGTCCTTCTAGGACGGCTTTGTATTAATCTATGCTACAATATACAGCATAAGACTTACTAAATCCATGTTAGTACTTGAAGCAAAACTTAAA